CACCGTTATAGATCATGTGCCAGTCTGTTGCGTCTGTTAGTTCTGAGCAAAATAAGAAACCTGCACCGTCAGATGCTGTAAGAGTTATAGTTGTGCCATTGCCGTGAAAGACATCATCTTCTAGAGAAACGGTGTCTGTATTAACATCGCTTAGTCCGAAGAATACTTCTCTGTTAGCAACTGCAGGTAACCGAACTCTAGCTTCAGCAACTATGGTTCCCATGTTTCCTACGTCAAACATAGCTGCAGTAGTTACACCGGCTGCATGCTTGTCTTCGTTTGTGGTAATGAACTGTGCAACACCATTTACTCCGTCAGAGTCTAGTGAGACTATCCCGGAGTCTGTTTCTGCAAGTCCGTCACCAATTACTCGTAGTGATCCGATATTTCCAAACGCATTAGTTAATGCGACAGGAATTTCTGCCCCTACGAAATCTTCAAATATTTCAATTTGACCCTTTGGTCCTTGAACTGTAGCCATTTTCTTTTTCCTTCTGAAGCTCTAGCTCCAATTGCCTTATACGCTTCCTGTAGGGAGCGACTACTTCTGATATATTTCCTGTTTTACGAGGTACGGCGGCAAGGTTTTCAATCCTGTTATCCGCCATATCTCCATTCATGTTGTGTACAACCCAACCTTTAGGAATGGGGCCATGCTTTTCAGACCACGCTTTCCTTCTAGCATTCATTAACTCGTTGGGGCTGTAGCATCTGCTATAACTTCATATAGCCAGTTACCTGCAGACCTTTCACCGTATGCAAATTCATCGTAGTGATACATTGCTGTAGCACCTCCACCGAGTTCAGGCATTCGCTTGGTCTCGATGTATGGTGATCGACCTTCTACAAGTACTAGAGCTGCCTGTGAGAAAACTCCGCCTTTAGCGTCATCATCACCGTCAATGGATATGTTTCCATCTTCGTAGAGTCTTGCGCCTGCGATAGTTCCTCTGTAGCGGTTCTGGTAGGCTTCAACAGATATTCCATCTGTTAATGGCGCACCACTTGTACTTGCGTCTAGACCTGATGCTATTAATTCGTCATCAATGTCTTTTAAGCAGAATCCATGGTGAACTGCGTGTATTGGAACATTGGCAGGAGCAGGCTCTGTTGTATTCGATGTAATTCGATATGCAGCAGCAGCGATCTCACCGGAATCAAGGGCGTTTCCTGCAGCACCTAATGCTGTAGTTGCACCATCTATTGCGGTAATTCCATCCTGGTCTTTCTTTCGCTCAATAGCGTTTTGTGCCAATGACCCTGTCTGAGCGTAAGCGTTAGAGCTTATTCTCATTGCAACACGGTCTGTTATAACTGTGTGAACTCCGACAACTGTAGGTGTAATGGAGAACAAAGTGTCTTCCATTTGCTGTGGGTTATCTAGTTCTGTGTTTTCTGATACAGCCTGTGCGCTAAGTTTCGCCATTGAAACTTCGTTCCAGACAGTACCGGTATTTTCGTCAAGTCTTTGCCTATCTACTAGGTTAGGCATTACGCCCGCAAATTCTCTTACAATTCGAGCAGAAGCTATCATTGTAGGAATCGAATCAGCGAGAGCATCTGTGGTTGTATTACCTGATGCCATAATTAAACTCCTAATTTAATCTATATGCGGATTCCCTGCTTTCTAAGCACTTCAGCCGCTTGTGCTATTTCATCTCTGGAAACCGTAGTATTAGAGTCGCCCATTCTTTGTAGTAAATTGCCTGCACTTGCGGTTGACGGAGCTGATGACGTTGAATCTAAATCCAAAGCATTTAGCCCGTTTTCCTCTGCAAAACTTCTAACCCGATCATCGGCGGCTTTAGTTAGCTGATCTTTTTCAGTTAACCTACGATCTCTTTCTATCCTTCTCATGGTTCTATTGAATTCAGCATGAGCCTGATAGATGCCACTCAAATCCTGCTTTTCATATGCAGGACTCCATAATTCCCGAAATGCTGCTAGTTCAGGTGCAGTCATTAAATCAAGACCACTTTCTGTAACTATTTCTTCTATTTCGGTAATAAAGCTATTTGCAGTTCTCGTGAAGTTATTGGTAGCTTTCCGGGTTGCAGCGTTTGCTTCAACCTTTTGTAAGTCTTCCATATATGCTTCTTGATCCTGCGTGCTTTGGTGGCGTATTAACGCTTGGACTGTATCTACTAATGTCGCCATATTGTCAGAGAGTTCGTCAAATTGAGGATTCTCTTTTTGTTGACTTCGTAGCCGACCCTGAAGAGCCTTGTTGTCATTCTCAAGTTTCTTCAGTTGCGTTTGCAGAGTTTCAATAGTGGGCTGTTGTGCATTTGAGTCTTCCGGAGATGTGGTTGCAAGGCCATCAGCTACGGGAGTCTGTTGCTCAAGAGTTCCAGTTCCTTCTACTTCTGCTTCTACTGACGAGGTTGTGCCGTTATCGGAAAAGCTCGCCGTTTCGTTTTGTAATGTCATTAAAGCACTCCTGTGATTTAATCATTTATTTGATTGTAGCAATTATTTTTATTTGGTCAAAATTATTTCTGTCATTTTAGGCAAAAAAAAGAGTATTCCTACCTAAAATTAAGGATTTGCTGCTTCGTATTCTTGTATGAATCTTTCTATATCTTCTGTTTTGGGATTATTTCCTGATTCGGCATTTAGCGTTGCTATCCACATGGCTGCTCTAAAATTTTTCATATTTCTTGCTTTAGTAGTAGAGTATCCGTGTTTCCAGAGCAATGCTTCTATAACTGGATCGGATAGTTTTAATGTATTTCTTTTTTCTGTAATTTTAGCTTTAACGATTTGCAAATTTATCGAATCAGTTATAGACCAGTTTAAAGAAGGCACCGCTCCTTCAAGCATACTTATTTGTTTGATTCGTGTTTGTGAATTGTAAATTTCATATTCTTCAACAAAATTTTCTTCCTCTACAACAGCATCTATTATGTCCCAATATGGGCGTAACTTTTCTCTGTCACGATCAAGCTCTTGTTCTATTGGCGATTTGTTGTTTCTTAAAAAAGTTACGATTTGGTCAAAGTACGGTCTTACGATTTCGGATTCTTGTAGTTGTTCAAGTCTTTTGTCGTACTCATTAAAATCAAATTCACCTGTTACTTTTTCAAGACCAGGTGCTTCTAATGTCGTAAAATATTCGTCAACTGCTATATTAAACGGATGTTGATTTGGGTTTTCTTCATCAAACTCAGATAATAATTCTTCATTTGTTTCGTTTAAAGATTTCATTTGTGTAGCGTATATTAAATATGCTTTTGAAACGTCTTCTCTAAATTGTTTTGAAAATCCATGTTCGTTAAAAGATTCTTGAATTTTTAAATCTTTTTCTTGTTGTAATGTATTTCGTTTATCTTTGTATAGTCCAAAACTATCACCTCTTTCTAAACTTTCATCAAAACTTCTTTTTTCTGCTTCTGCAATTTCAGGATCTGCTTCTTCGGCAGCTTGTCTAAACAAAAGACTCATGTCACTTTTTTTAGTAGGAGACTTAAGCATGCCGTATTTTTCACGTTCTTGAATTGATAAAGAATCCCAATAGTTTTTGTATCTCTCTATCATTTCTTGATTTCCGCTTTGCGGACTTGTTCTAAGTCCGAGCATACCTGTAGCTATACCCCAAGCGTTATCGCCTTCCATAGCCCCTTGAAGTGCAAACGGTAACGAGTTTTCAAAAAGATGCCATGCAATATCTGGTTTGCTGTCAACTTTATCAAAAGGCTGTGCGTCAACTCCGCTTGTTCCTTCAAGTATCGTGCGGAATGCGTTTACTCCGACAGCTCCTCTGTATGAAAGATATTGCAAGATAGGATTTTCTAATACGTCTCCTGTAAATAAATCTTTAAAATCTTTTCCACCCGGAACAAAAGTTGAACCGACAGTTCCCATCAATTGTGTGATTGCTCTTATCTGCCCACCAATCCCAATGTTTTGTCCGCCAATTTCAACGCTTAAGAATTTACTTCCGTTTAATGGATTTAATCCTTGTTGCATATCATTTCCTATTCGTTCCATGGAATGCCCTTTAGCAAGTCCTAAACTTAATTCTGCACTAAGATAAAGACCTGTTGACCCTACTAAATAAGCTCCTAACGCTTTAAATGCAGCTTGTTGTCTTGCTGACGCAACTGCTTTCCCTGTTATTTTTCCTTTTACTTCAGAAGGTAAATAACTTACAGCATCGGATACTAGAGCAAAAGTTGACCTCAATAGTCTAGGAGAAAATGCAAGCCACGTTGATTCAATAGCACGGATATTTGCAGATACTCCAAGCGCTCTTGAATCGAGTCCACCTGTCATATTTCTGATGTATGCTGCGAGTTCGGGTAATGTGCTATCAGCATTTCCTGATTTTAACCAACTGTCACGCATTCCTTTGTACATTAACATTCTGCTTGTCGCAAGAAACGAAGAATACGATGCTTGAAATCTACCTGTAACTTGCCCCGTTGCAAATCCGGCTCCTCTATAAGTTTCTTTAATTCCTTTACCTAACATAGTATCTTTTAAGATTTTAGAATTTGTTACTGACGGAAATTTTTTCGCAAGCATTTTTTCTAAATCTTTGGGGTTTAGTCCTCCACCTCTTTTTATTGCACTAAAAATTTCAACGTCACCAATAGGTATTCCGTAATACGCCATTTCTTGATAGGTTTGCAAATTGTCTCGAATTATACGACTTTGTACTGAAGGATCAAAAAGTGCCGCATAATGCGCTGCAGTTGCTTTTCTCCAAACATCTGGGTGCCTAAATAAAACAGGCAAGCCGTGTATAAAAGGTGCGCCTAAGTCAAACCCGGAAGATAAAAATCTAATTGATTGTCCAATTCTGTCTATAACTCTTAATACTTTCCATGGTGAATCTCCGTATTTACTGTCAAATAATTTTTTAAGTTCATCCCAGTCTTCTTGTTTAAATATTTTGTCTCGCCAAACTTTAATGCCAATATTTTCAGGG